TGTCAGGAGGTGGAGCAAGTGGTTTTGGTATGCCCAAAACATAAACTTGCTCCCCGAAAAACAGATTATGCCAAGCTATTCCTGTAATCATAGCTTAATCCCTTTGGATTTCTTGATTTCTGCTTTCTCTGAATGCTTAATTTTAGCACACAGATACTCGTTTAAGTCCTTGAAACCATTGTATAGGGTTGAAGCATCTGCAACAGTATTTCCTAATTCCTTCGATAATTGCAGATAAGCATTTTTTCCTGCATCGTCATTGTCCAAAAAGCATTGAACACTCTCATAGTGTGATAATCTCCTTATTGCTTTATGAATATTCGTTACAGAATTGAGTATCAAATAATTCTGTTGTCGCAGTCCTGTAATCTGCGGATTCTCTTTCCTTTTCAGTGTCATGAATGAGAGAAAGTCCATAAAACCCTCGAAAAGAAAACATGCTTTCTTTGGCTCGTCGGCATAGAAATGGCTGATGTCTTTCGGTGCAATACAGCCCTTGAAGAATGGATTACGCAATTCATAGCCACCTGTAATATTAGGAAAGCCTATACCGAAGTAATGTTTGCCATTGAAATTGTAATGCAGTTCCTTACAGACAGAAGTTGCCACCTCCATATCAATACATCTATCATCGAGATACCTTATCAATGCAGGATGTGCCAAAGGGAGTACCTGCAAATTCTCAAAAGAGTTTGTTCGCTGTCCTGCCTTTACATCTGCAAAAGTTGTAGAAGGCATTGGCGCACAATGTGGAGTATCACTCGCCATCTTGTGGATGAGATACGAAACATCAGTGGATTTGTAAAGCAGTTCTGCCAAGTCTATGATGTTTCCACCTTTGCCAATACCGAAATCATACCACTGGTTACGCTCGGTGTTTACCTTGAAAGAAGCATGGTTCTCCTGACGAAAGGGAGAAAGATACCACAGGTTGTCACCTTGTTGCTTGGTGGGAGAATATCCCAAACTCGCAAGAAAATCCTGCAACTTTATCGTTTTTATTTCTTGTATATTCATATTATAATGAAGTTGGAAGGTTTGAAAAATTGATGATTTGATGAAAATGCACATAATTGTTTCATAACAAACAGATTACCTGCTCATCATGGTTTCATCATAGGGCTTCTCAAAAGAGAAACTTGATGTATTTCTCTTTTGGTCAGTATCAAAGAGTCCTTTCATCATTTTTTTACATTGATGAGTGGAAAGATGAACTGAATAGGCATTATCAGTCAATTTGTTATGTTTATTTTTCATCATTTCATCAAAATAATGATTAAATGTTCGTGAGTTGTTCTTTGGTTACTATGTAGTATCTGCCTGTCCGTTTGATGGGTGAGTAGTTCCGTATGCTGTTGTAGTCTATCTGATAGGTTAGATACGTCAGTGTGTTGGGTGCAGGAGAGAGTTTCCATATATCCTGCACTATCCTGCGGACTTGGCTTTTGTCAGCCTTGCATCCTGTGTTGTTCAGCAAGCACACCATATCATTGATGCAGAATGAAAGTTCGGCAACAGACATCTGCTCCATCACCTCCAAACAGAGTTCGGACATTTCCAACTCAATCTTGTTTCGGTTACTGCGGATAATGCGCTGCAAGGCTGGTGTAAAGGTCAGCTTGGGCGCAAACCACATACGACTCTCTTTGTTAGTAGATAATGTGCGATGCTGTAAGAAGTAGAGAAAGGCAGGGATTTCGGCTTTCAGTTTTTGCAGGAAGTCGGTATCATCGTTTTTAAGACGTTCTATCTTCCTTACCCAATATCGGGTTTCTCCCACGTCTATGATGACTGGGAGCAACTCGTTATTGGAGCACAGCACGAACTTGGCAAAGAAGGATATTTCGTCTCGGTCTTTGCCCTTGGCTTCCACATTGTAGGAAAGCGTTGTGCTGAGATTTTTCAATCGTTCACTATCCTCCCTGCGGTTGAGCAGCACCTCGTCCACGACAATGAGCAGTTTACCAGCCCAATCAACATTGAATTGGCTGCGAAAATCCTCGTTGGTGTTGAAAGTAACATTGTTTTGGAAAACAGCTTTGAGGAAATTGAGGAATGTACTCTTGCCTGTGTTGCGTTCTTCTGACACCATCAGGAGGATGGGGAGTTTCTGCACGGGTTGGAGATAGAGCAACTGTAAATAGTCCATGCCCAGCTCGTATTGTTCCCCGAAGATATGCCTTATCAGGGATTCAACGTGTGGGAACTCTCCTTCTTTTGGCTGGTGTCCTATCGGCTCGTAGAGATTCAGAAACTTGTCAACCACTGGTTGATAGTTCACGTGGTTAGGAACGGTGCAGAAACCATCGTACTTCGGGACGGTGGCAATGAAATCCTTTCCATAGTCCTGTCGTAGTGTTTCATTGTTCCAGACGATACGCTTCTTGACGAAACCGCCATTGATGCGTGGCTGATTCACGATCTTGTATAAGGTCGTGCCAACACGGATAAATTCTTCCTGTGCCATGAGCTATTTCTGCATTAAGGGTTTGTTACCCATGATATACCTTTGAGCCTCTTGATTTATCTGTGCAGTGGTCTTAATAGGATTCTGCCGTAGCCACGCTTCAAGTTCTGCCTTCTCAAAATAAAGCATTTTACCTTGTGGCTTGTAATGAGGTATCAGATTTCCCGATGTGAGTTTGTAGAGATAACTCTTTGAGAGGTTTAAGAACCTGCTGGCTTCTTCAAAACTCAGCACGTTCTTATTCATGAATACCATTTGTTCGAGTTCTTCAACTCGAGTTTCTAATGTCTTGTTCATATTGAAAACATTTTGAATTAAACAATATGAAGGTGCACCTTCGTTAATTATTTGTTAACGAGGGCAAAATTAGAAACGATAAAAGTAAATGACGTTGAGCAATGTTTGAGGTATCAACCTATGCTCAACCTTTTTTCAGTTGTTTGATGTAGTTATCAATGGTTTCCCATCCTTTCGGTTGCTTCATATTGATTTGGTCTGTTGCGGTGGAAAGGTCGGTGCGTGTCAGTGGCGTATCTTTTGTTTTCCCCAAGACAAGTTCATTACGAGCAATCGCAGATTGCCATTCATCAGTAATGAACCCTCGAAGATTAAGACTTTGCATGAGATACGCCAACTGGCGGTTGTTGTTTGATTTCAGGGCACCTTTTAGCTTACAAGCAAAAAAATCTTTGAGTATCTTGGAAGATATGCAAGTTGTAAATAATTGAATTTCGTTGATGCAAGCAGTAAGAATCTCAATTTGCTCGTCTGTAAAATCAGATTGAAATGGATTTGTTCCTTTACCAACGATGACAGGTTTCTTTTTCTGCTTACATGGTTCATCGTTTACCAAGACAGAAGAGCGAGACCGATCAGTTTGTACCTCTGTCAATTCAATTCGTTCTATTTCTGCCATGAGATATTTTGCGTATCGTTCATATAGAATTGCATCAACAAGATACGAGAGCATCGGCAGGACATCATTATATAAGGTGTGTTTCTCAATGTATTTCGCATATTCAAACGAAGATACAGAGAATGAGGCATATTTCTGTTTTTGTTCTTTGGTCAGTGATTCAAAGAAGGAGCTTTCCCACAAAAAGTCATCATCGTTGTAATATTCTTCTACACATGCAAGAGCAGGATGATTCAGATAAATGGAAGATAGTTCATCGGTTATTCGGATATATTCTTTTTGCAAAATCTCTTTGAACTGTATATTGTTGATGCAACCTTTCTTCCTCAGAATATTTCCAATGAGCACATTGTAGGTCTGAGTAATGCAATAGCTTAATATGAATACTGTCAAGCTGTATCTTTAGATTGTCATTTTCCATTTTTGCAATTTTCTAAGATAGGTACTGTTTACAAAGATAGGGCATTCGTTGGAGAAAAAGCCAAGAAAGGGAAATAAACAGAATAAAAGGGAAGAGTTGTCGTTAATTAAATATAAATCTGAGTGGCGAAAAACTATAAAAGTATACCTTTCTCATTGTATTGTTATATAGTACACTTTTAGTACATGCTGAAAAAGAAAAATCCCTTATAAATCAAAGATTTGCAAGGGGTTTGTTGTACCCAGAGCCGGAGTGCTTATTTTTATTCATTACGACTCTTTTTAGTTATAATCATAGTTTTGTTGGTGTGTGATATTTAGCATACTAAAAAAATATTACTTTTGACGAATTAATTTACTCCAAAATTCGCTCCAAATATGCAGATACATTTTCTTCTCACAAACAAGAACAAACCGCAGACATCTGTAAGGATGCACATCTTTCACAGAGGGCAGGAATATAGGCTATCTGTCGGAGAGTCTGTTTTAACCAAGTATTGGAATTTCGACAAGAAACGCTGCAAATTGGTGCGTGAATATGCTGAGGCTGGATTTATCAATCGTCGGCTCGACGAGTACGAAAACATAGTAAAAGATATCATCAACGGCTATGGTATTATTACACCTACTCAGGCTAAAATCAAGGCAGATTTTACCAACTACAAGGACCAAACAAATATAAAAGCAGGTGGTATTTCGCACGATGAACAGCAACAGTATTTTACTCCTTTCATCCTCGAATATATCAAGGATTGCGACCGCAAAAGAAACACCGTAAGACATTACCATACCACTATCAACAAACTACTGCAATATGAGCGGCAGTATCACGTAAAGCTGCGTTTCTTCGATATTGATATTACATTTTACAACTCTTTCAAAAAGTGGATATTATCCCAAACTATCGGCAAAAGCAAGAAGCATTACACAAAAAATTACGTAGGTTCCTTATTTAAGGACATCAAGGCTTTTATGCGGCAGGCTCGGCGTATGGGACTTCACGATTTCGCGGGGTTCGAAGAAGAGGCTTTCTCTGTCGACAAAGAAGAAACGGATGCTATATATCTTACTATGGAGGAGATATTGAAAATTTATAATCTTAATATTACCGAAGAGTTGCTTTTGTCAAATGGATACGACAATCGTCATTATAATCTGAGTAGGGCTATACAATCACTCTGTGAGGAGCGGGACCGTTTTTTAATCGGATGTTTTACCGCTCTGCGACACTCCGACTACTCTCGCATCGATAGCCTAAACTTCAAGGATGATATTATTTCTATCTGGACACAGAAGAAAGATAAAAAGGTATATATCCCAGTACACTATCTATTACGTGAGATTTTGCAACGCCGCAACAACGAATTACCCAAACCAATCTCCGACCAAAAACACAATAAACACATCAAAGAACTTGGCAGACTTGCAGGTATCGACGAAGAAGTTGTTTTATCAAAGACACGTGGCGAAAACAGGCAGGCAGAGGTACGCAAGAAGTACGAATTTATCACCACACACACAGCACGACGCTCGGGGGCGAGCAATATGTATATTGCCGGTATTGATATAAAGTTTATTCAGGACCTACTCGGACACTCCAAAGTGGAGCAAACACTCAAATACATAAAAGTAGCCGCCGAAGACAACGCCCGACGGCTACAATCACACAGCTATTTCACAGGAAAATAGCAAGTCTCATTCTAAGATCATTGGAGAGCTCTCGATGATACATACTTTACTATCGAGAGCAGTAGCTATCTTATATAACAGGTCTATGCCTGCCGAAAATTTCCCGTTTTCAATAGCGACGACAGCCCGCAAAGAAACGCCTGATTTCTCGGCAAGTTCCGCTTGCGTAAGCCTTTTTTTCTTTCTTATTCTTGCGATTGTATCGCCGATTTCTTTTCTTATTTCCATATTAATTCCTCATTTGTCTCTTTTGCGTTCGAAAATTCTTTATTTTTAAATAGCTCAGCAAGCCCAGATAGTTGTTTTAGTCTAAGTAGTTCATCTGCATCCATACCTATATTTTTCAATATCCAAGCATCACTCATTCCAGATTGAGTTAATTCCGATACAATATTGGTCATCAATTCAATAGAATGAGAGCCTCTCGCCCTATTATGTCTGATTGTAGAAGCCATACGGTTACTAATATCTTTGTCTATTACTACAACTGGCAATAATCCGTTTTCTCTATCATAAATATCTTTGTGCGTTCTCATTATTGTATATCTATGGTAGCCATCTACTATTTCATATTTGTCTATATCCGACAAATAATAACAGACTATCGGCATAGTATACCCATCTTCCTTTATAGATTGATATAGTAACTTCATTTCGGGAGGAGCTACTGCATTAGGATTATAACTATTTGCTTGTATCTTTTCTATTGGTATAGCCCGCACATTATACACAGGGCTTTTGTATTCTGACTTAAATAATTCGTTCATAATAAGTTTTGATACTTTTCTATTATGTTTTTGCGTCTTGCAATTTCGTTTTTGGTTTGAGAAAATCCCATATATTTACATAAATGATCATTCTTCATTATGCAAACACACATTCTTTTATAGGTAGGAACTAATTTAAAATCTTTTATATCAATATCATCTATATAGTCCATACGTACAGGTAGTTTTGTAGTATTGTAATTGGAACTACTGCCGACTTCTATACTTACTCCCGATTTTTTTAATGCCATAATAGTGTCTTCGTCTAATACTCCCCCTTTCTCTTTCCAGAATTTTATCGAAGTTTGCAACTTAGACAAGTAGTTTTGACGTGTTTCTTCGGGTAGAGTAGACAATAAAAAATACATATAACTCTCCCAAGTATGCCCCTTCGGTAACGTTATAGATTTCCATCCCATAGCTGTTGTACCTCCATATATACCCGTGAAGTTTACTCCATTAACACGACTAACTAATTTGCCCCAAGTATGAGGCTCTATAACTCGATATAGAGACAGAGTTTCTTGTCCCTCCGACAAGAATGGAGAAGCAACCCGCATTTGGTCTATATTCAAGCCTGCTTGATAGAATAAGTCGTATAGTTTATTATAAGAAAAGTTGAATTTGGCATTAGCTATCCAAATATCCTCCGTAAGCCAATCAAAGATAGGATAAGCATTGTAAACATTATCATATACTTCTTTTGTCCAATTTATGCCGTTGTAGTTCTTGTAGTTTCTATCCGAATGAATAGCTCGCCACCGGTGGAGGCTCTCTTGTGTGCGTATCCCTACCAAAACAGCAGTCCTTTGGGCTTTGTTACGCTCGTGTAGCCAAAGCGAAAACCTCTGTTGAAAATCATAGTCCCACATACTTTCATTGTAAAAAGAGAAGTATTTTTTTGTAATGGCATTAGTGGGCAGACTTCGTACCCAAATATCTTGTTTGTCTTCTTCCCACGGTCTCCAATAAGACTGGTGCATACTTGTACAAGTCGTAACCTTAAATGGAACACAGACTCTATAAACATCTAATATATCGCAATTATCAGACAACACCTCATCTACGTATTTAGTTGTCATTTCGTATTGAGCTTCATAATCCAAGTGTAATACGGATATTTTTCGGTTTAGATGATTGTCTCTTATATATTTGACACATAGATTTAGCAACAAACTGCTATCTTTTCCTCCCGAAAAAGATACAGATATATTATCGAACTCTCGAAAAATCATTTCGAGCCGTTTTATTGTAGCTTCGTAAACGTTCATTCTTTCATCCTCAAATCCTTATCACTCGGCTTATCTGCATAGAATTTTCCTTTCTCTGTGTAATAATACACATTCTTGTTTTCGATGATAACTACCAGAGGGAAAACACGGCTACTGCGGTCGAAAAGTAGTATCTTCGCTTCTTTGCCTGATTTGGTAATAACATCTGCCCCGCCGCGAGCTTTTTTTAGATTGAATTTCTTCATAATTTAGCTCTTAATTGTTCTCGGCTTATCTTTTTAAGATATTCCGACATATTTATTTTCTTTCGATTGTTCTCATCAATTAGTGTTTCCAGTCCGACATCGCCCGTTAAGTTAAGATATCTGCAATCTTGCTCTTGTCCCATTCGATAATTACGATGTTTTGATTGTACAACATCCCCATAGTCAAAGGTTTTGTCAAAATATACAGTATATGGCAAATGCTGTAAATTTAACCCATAACTACCTGTTTTATAGTTTAAAACGGTGGCTTTTGGAAATCTCTTTTTACATTCTTCTGCACTTCTTATATATTTGACAAAGATAATACTTTTTTCTTCGGGATATTTTTTGAACCATTCCCGAACTGCTTCAAATTTGCTTTCGGTACAACAATACTCGTGTTGCATTTTTTGAGTAAGTTCGAGAAATATATTGTTATTCAACATCATTAATTTTTCGTCATCTAAATATGTTGTCTTTAAGCGATAATACTCATTCTTAGCCTCGTCATCAATAGTATAATATGCGTTTTCATACAACTGCTGTATTTGTAGTTCTAAGTCGCACTCAAAAACATATTGTCCGATAAGCGAATATAGGTAGTCAATATTCTCATACCCCGTAATGAATGATTTGGAATACTCTTTATATCCGCCAAACCGTTTGGTTATTGTTGTATACTTGCAAAAAGTGTTCTTAAATTCGGAAAAACTCATATTCAATATACGAGGATCGAGGAAATTCATTTGAGGATATAAATCAAGTAAATCACGTGTTACAGGTTCTCCGTTGAGGATTAGCTTTTGTCCGACCATTTCAGAGAGTTTCAATAGCCGTTGCGTTCGTTTTGCTTCAATATTCTTAATTTTAATACTTTCGTCTACAATAAGAAAGACTTTCCACGTAGTAGCTATTTTCTTATAAAGTTGTAAATATTTTCTATCAGATTGCCCGATAGTCTCAACTCCCATATATATCGTTTCTTTGGCTTTGAAGCCGCCCCATTTTTGCACCTCTTTTTCTATCGGTTGAATATTCGGGTCTGTTGGGTGTATTATACGAAGTGGAGCAATATATACAACTAAATCTAAATTCGGGACCTGATTAACCAGCTCAACAGCCACACGTGTTTTACCCGTTCCCATCTTCATAAACAAGGCTCCCACTTTCCATTCCGAACGATGAGCAAGAGCCTGTTCTTGATTATATGATAATTTCATTTTTTTAAATCAATTATCGTGTTATCTGTAATAGGTTTTATTTTATCGGGCGTATGATATTCGACGACAGTCTCTAACTGACAGCAAAACAAATTTCGCAAGCCCTCTGTGCCATAATCTTGGTATAACTCCTCTAAATTATACCCTGTCATCTCTTCGAATTTCCAAGCGGGTAATGTAGCCCAAGCGTGGCAATCATTACCAACAACTATCAAACCCCAACATATCTTTTTGGGTATCCATAATTTCTGCCCACTATATTCCAAACAGTAGGCTTTGTCCGTTTCAGTTATATACTTGCTGAAACGGACTTTAACCTTACTGATTTTCATTGTTCTATGTTTTGAGAATTTTTATTTGCCCTTTCTATTTCGTCTAATCTATCGACTTCTTGCTCGAGCCATTCTTTATCAAATTCTTTGTATGATAAATTTACAGATTCCTCTTCATCAATATATTCTTCTGCCTTTTCTTTTGAATAAAAGACTTTTACCGAATAGTGATTGAGTTCAACGGAGTTGCCACTATCATCACAGACCTCACCTTTTTCGTTTGTGATTACAAAAGCTTTCTCGGATAAGATTTTTTCTAAATCTTCGTAGACACTTTCCTTTACTTTTTCTTGTTGTGAATTAATCCACTCATAGGGCTGCGAGTGACATTCTATTCTGCAAGAGACCAAGAACTCGCCGTCTTCATTTTGCCAAATGAATGTCTTGGTTTGCATTTTCTTAGTATTATAACCTCTATCGAGGTAAATACGTTTCAGACTTCCTTTTGTCCAAAGGTTTCCGCCGATTTTTTCGGCTAATTGTTCTATTGTCATTTTTCTCTGCCGAATTTATCCTGTTGCCGCCAGTTTTTAAGTATTTATATTGACACTGCAAAAGTAATACTTTTATTTTAAATATGCAAGATACAACACCATATTTAACTCTAATTAATATTAGGGTTGAATAATGGTGCATACAAATTATATTTCCTCTACCTCCTAAAAAACAATCGCTTTATCCAATCCGCGAACATACGCCAAAGGTTAGGCTTGCCGTACATATCCCAAATACTATATGGCAAGAGGATTAAAAACACCACAAGGGCGAGCATTATGAATATCATAATGTAACCAAACACACCAATAGATTGAGGTTCTTCCTCCTTTGTAACCTTAGCCTCCAATTCAGACCTCAGCCGCTTCATCTGTGCCGATACTATGCTATCCACTTGCTGCACTGTTACGCCCTCGTATACGTATGTATCGCCTTGCTTTACCACATTAGTACCGCCGTTGCGGCTTGTAGTCTGCTTTATCGTACTTATTAGCCTGCCGAGACTATCGTATTTCTGTTCCTCATAGTCGATATTTTCATTGAGCCATTCGGCTATCTGCTCTTTCGTCTTGCTCATTGTCTCCGTTACCTTGTCGAGCTGTGTCCGTTGCGTCTTCAACTCATTGGTTATCTCCGAGTAGTCCGCTTTCTCCTTAGTCTCAGTCGAGGCTGTACGCTTTATGGGCGTACATCCTACTGCGACCGAAACCAAAATAAAAATCAGTAAATTATGGAATACTAAAAGATTATGTTTCATTGCTTTGTATCTCCTTTTTTGATTAGTTCTATTTTTCGTACTATATACCAAATTGCTTTTTCCAAGTCTTCCACTTCCGTGTCTGCCCCCTTAATTCCTGCTCTCCACAAGTATTTTATTGCGTTGCCGATACAGAAATCGTGGTACTGTGTTATTTCGATACACTCTATCCCACTCGGATGGTTAGTGTAGTGCTTCGGATGGTTTATTTTGTCTTCTTGCATAGTCTCTACTCCTTTATTTATACGGCAAATAGATTGTTTTGCCTCCTCTCCTTACTGCTCTTAATACTTGCTTCCTGTTGCGTACCTCCGAGTAGCTTACGTGCACCCAATCAGGATTAGCGTCCGTACCGTACTCCCATATCAATTGGTCAAATGTTAGGTTGTCCTTGATATAATCAAATAACTCCTTGTTGTCGCTAACTGTATCTATGTCAATAGCTTGTCCAAAAGAATGTTGGCTTGTAGTACTACCTCCGATAGCCTTGTTTATCTTCGCCGAGCGAAAGAAACTTGTTACCTGTATCGGTTTGCCGTACCACTTACGCAATGGCTCAAATATTGTTTCCGCAAGTAGCTTCATTGCTCGCAGCTCCCGCTCGTTCGGTGTGTTCGATATGCCGAGCTGCTTCGCCTTGTTGCTTACTGTTGCCTCTGCGTATGTAATATGTTCGCTAATGCTTGTGTCCTGCTTCATTGTAATCCCTCTCCTATATCGTTACTGTTATTATTCTTATACTTATGAAAGCCAAGATACGCTTTCAGTTTATACATTACTTCGGTACTTAGGAATGAATAGATAAATTTGATGCTCTTTGACGTTGGAAACAGTATCTTGGCGTTCCGAAAGATATTTGTCAGATAGAAATACCCCACGATATACGTTAGCCACGTTATCATCGTATTTGCCAAGTCCACATAACGCCTGCCAAGTGCCACGTGAATGAATATTATCAACATAAAGTAAAACAGTAACAAAAGCAGTGCGTCCGTCGCTTTTCGCAGACTAAACGCCTTCTTGTTAATGTTTACATCCGCACCAACGCCGAGTAAGATATTCAGCGTAAAACCCACAAACAACGTCAGAAAAGCATCCGTATAAGACGTATAGACCGCCAATATCCACGCTACTACCGCCGTTACAATCCCCTTAAAAAATTCTACCATATCTCGTTATCTGTTTTTATTGTATTTCTCTTCCCATTCTTTCCGCCTTTTCTCGTCGGCAGCCTCTTTTTCGGCGTCTGTTACCAATATCCAACCGCTCGTACACTCACAAGTAGCCAGATAGCCATTTCTTGCATATATGTCTAACTTATCGCAGTGCCACCACTTGCCCTCCGTGTTCTCCAATCTTATACGCTTTGCCATATTCTACTCCTCCGTATTTCTATTACACAGTCAGTCCCATTATATTCCAGTTGCTTCGCTGTGCTATCAGCTGTTGTATAGCCACCCTGTTCGGGTCGCTCGTTCCTATCGTCAGGCTACCGAACTGTATCGTCTTGCCCATACTCTTCGTCGAGAGACTCTCCAATATGTGTTTTACCGAGTTCGATTTTAGTCTTGTCTGCCTCTGCAAACTCGAGTTCTCCTCTATCGTTCCCGTTATCGTAAGTTCTTCTATCCACTCTGCCGAGTCCATTGCAGGTATCGGCGACATTGGCGGATTATGAGCTATCATCGCAGGCGATACGGTAGCCTTTTTCAGTTCGTGCGATTGGAATGCACCGTTTAGTACATTTTCTCCCACATATTTCACTTTCGGGAACGATACCTCTCGCAACGGCACTCCGGCAAACATATAATTACCCGCAAAAGCATCTATCCTCTCCAAGTCGGGAAACTCCGCGTGTGTCATATACGTATTTCCCATCATACCGCTCATCGTACCGCCTATCTTTTTCAATCCTCTGAAGACCACTATACCCACTTTGGCCTCTCCGCTAAACAGCGGCAACGGGTTGAGCCCCTTATTCAGTGCATCCACTATATCGCTCATTTTTGCCTCTCCGAAATAATCGTTCATCATAAGTGGGCTATTGTTGGCAGTTCTCAATACCACTGTCTCTCCTGCGGGACTCACACCACCGCCTCCTCCGACAGTAGCTGCCCCGTTAAAAGACCCGATGAAAGCATTAAGACCCACCAAGCAAGCACTTACATCCGCCTGTGCCGCTCCGTCTATCGTTATATCTGCCACACGTGCCACAAACACCGGCTCATTGTCCTCGTATATCGACTGCAAGCAGATAGTATCTCCGCCCACACTGCTCACCTTATACGTCGCACTACCCATATAGCACCGTCCTGTCGCCGTATCTGCTATACGTATCGTTTTCTCCCCAAGTTTCTTGATTTCTAACATAGTTGTTTATCCTATTGATTTTATTTTTTTACGTTTATTCTTTTTTGTCTCTATGTATCCTATCGATTTTAGGTATTCTACGCACTGATTTATATATGCTGTACCTATTTTATACGCCTCGTTCGACTGGCGTATGATATTGCCCTCGTCTACGTCTTCGCTGTACTGCGTATCTTTGAATTTTACCCCGAATGCCGTTACGTTTGTGGGGTTATTTTTTATGAAACGACTGTAAACGAGATATGCAGCCGCTTTTTTAAGTCCGTTACAGTGGACATCACCACCTCCGCACTCCTTCGATGTGAAATAGCAACCGTCCATCAAGCTCTTTATCTGCTCTTCCGTTATCGTATCCGGTGGCACTGTGCCGTTTTCATTGTATTCCCGTATTATTTTCACCAACCGAGCCCCCAATACTGGCAATATATCCAGTTCCTCCACCTCGTCGATGTATGTTTTCAGTCTTTTCGTGTCGTTTATGTTGTCCGCTATCGGTCGTATAGCCCTTATATCGTCGTAATTTATTATCATAGTTGTGTTTGTTGATATTGTAAAGGAGCAATGCTATAATTGCCCGCCGTAGTTTTATGCCAATGTCCGAATATGTCCGCAAATACTCTCTCTATCGATATACGTTCTACTTCGGTTACCGAGTTGTAGTAGTTGTAGGCGTTATTCATAAGGTCTGCCCCGAAGTTGCCCCCCACGTCTTCCGACCTCAATATTGGAGGCTGATTGAACGATATACCTATGCTTTCCCGTACCGCTTTACGTGTAGCCTCGAAATCCTTGTCGAAGTTATTCACCGCAAACGGTACAAACTGAGGTATCTCGTCATCGCTGTTTACCTCCACGTACATTATCTTACCTGCTTCGGCATCCCCCTGAAACTCCAACAGCGACTTTTCTGTAGTATTTTCCTGCTCGCTCGTTTGGTCTGCATTCCTTCTATCTATTAGCATACCTGCCGACAGGAAAGATTTGCGGGCGTTCCTATAACTGATATTCGATATTCCCTCTTCGGTACTCATATCCGTCAGTGTGCTTTCGAATATCGGTAGCGGATACGTCTTATCACCTTCATTCGAAAAGTAATATACCTGCCCGTTGTAATGTGCCCAGCCTCCCACACTATCCACCTGCTGTTGTATTACTGCGGGGTTAGGATTGTACAGGTGTATGAAATCTATATCCGTCTTCCGCCACTTGCGGAGTTGAGTGAACTCCCGACACCAGTCCCAATGTATTGCTACTTTGTCAAACCTGCCCTCGTCGTCCATCGCCTCGAACCTCACGTGCTCGAACGGAACGTACTGTACCTCTGTTATCCGATAGTTCGCATTGTAGTTCGTATGAAGACAAAAACCTCCGAATTTCGCCAAGTCCGAGCTAATCTGCGACAGTATATAATCTGCCGTCTGCCCTTTACGGTTCACTATCTCCTCGAAAAACACCTTGTCTACAAAACCCTTGCCCTGTACGAACTTCCGATAGTTGTTCAGACACGACATACCTGTCGCCGACTTGCGTACGATATGGTCTACCTTCTGCGGATAATCATTATTATCCCCAAAGGTCTGTATGCCGAGCGACTTGTCGTTGCGGCTCTCGTATGGTTTTTCGGTCTTTAAGGTCTTTATCTTCATATTACTACATCTTTATATCAAAGAGACTTGCTCGCCTCTTTCAGACACTCTTTCACCTCTTTGTTCGTAAGGTTCTTACCTTCCACCTCGAAGCTCTTAAACTTCTCAGTGACTTTGTTTTTCGACATTCCTCCTTTCAGGTCTTCCGTCATCTCATCGATGATTGCCCGATATTGTTCTACGTCGAAAGCTTCGACGCTCGCTTTCCCTTTGCTCATCGAATCGATATCGAAAGCCTCTACCTGTTCCTTCCAGTCGGCAGGTAGTTCTTCGAAGTATTCCTCGCAATACGGATTCGTCTTCAAGTGATACAGTGCCAGCTCATCGCTGATATTAGCCTGTGTCATCGCTTTCGATACATCACCGTTTACTGCGTCGAGTAGCAACTTGCCACCACGCAATTTAAATTTACATTCTTCTTTTTGCATTGCTCTTTCTATGTTTAGCGTTAATAATTCAAATAGAGCGTCCGAGTAGCAGTTCGAGCACCCTCTCACCTCACGCCCCAAGTAGTGCCGTGCAAGCTCCGATATTTCACGTTGCAGCTCACCGTCTTGTTGCACTCTTTCGTGGAGGCTTCGTCCGTCGTTGAATAGCGGACGTAGTGCCTGTATTGCCATCAAACGCTCTATCATTATAATAAAATACTATGCAGTCAAAAGTCCTTCCAACATAGTTTCGGTATCTGCTACCGAAGTCTTGAATACCGATTTAGGCAACGAGCCTTCCTGCGTACCTTCGGGCGAACTCAATGTAAGTGTATACACTACGCTGTCGGCAAATTCCAACGTGTTGGCACTCTCCGACAATTCCAGTCCGTTGTCCCAACCGTATGCCTCAAACGTTACCTCGCCGTTGGCACCGGTAGCGCGGTTCTTTATCACTGCTACTATCTTTGCCCCCGCGGCAAGTTGATTGGCGAACGTCTTCGACTCCTCTTTTTTCACAAATACCCTCAACGTTACATTGTGTTGCCACATATTGCTGTACGTACCTTTGGCGAATGTTGCACCTGCGTCTTTTAGCGATTTGCCGAATGTCTCGAATGCAAAGCCGAGCATCTGCACGTTGTTTCTCTTCACGAGCTTAATGCCCGTAATCACGTTGTTCACTACCGTGCTGCCCTGTCGGTCGATGTCCGAGAAGTTCAGAAGATATACCTTATCTTCTGCCCCCGCCGTTTCTGTCGAGTTACACTTCGCCGCTACAAGTCCCTGTGTCAATTCCGAACAATTCATATCTTTTACTCCTTTTTTTTATTTTGTAATTCGTAATTGATTATATTGCCACCTGCAACAGTTCGGGGTCGTACAGCTTGGCGTCAGCCTTGCCCATCATCTCGGTCTTCACCTTGCGACTGTCGGGGTTGTACCACATACGCATATCCTCGAACGAGTTTTCGCTGTCCACACCGAAGTTCAGATTGCTCTTTGTCGTCAGTACCGCACGGTGCGGATTGTTCAATTTCGTGCCCGTATTTTCATACCTCTTTATCATCTCATCCCATATCGGCAACGGTACAAGTGTCATATCGTAAGCCTTCAACGTCTTTGTGCCGTTTATCAGGTTCGTGTAGAGGCTTTCGAGCTCTTTACCCTGATTGTACTGTTCCCAAGCGTCGTATATCGACTGCGTGCAGGGCACTATTGCATCTGTCTCGCTGCGGAGTTCCATCGATGCCTTATATTTCAACGACCTTAGGTAGTTTGCCGCACTCGTAGGTGCGAGCTCCTGCTGTGCGTAGGTCGCTCCTGTGTTTTCGGTGATAGCCACTCTCTGAGTGGGGTTCACTGTCGTCTGTGCTATAATCTGCTTCCAGAAGCCGTCAATGATAGAGAAATAACTCGTATCTATGCCGTCGGTGATGATACCGCCTGCATTTACGTTCTTCGCGTCCGTGTCGTTGAACCACGCCAGACGTACGATGAATTTCTTTACCGCCACCGACAACACCTGCACCACTACTGCGTAGTAGTCCGTCGTGCTGAAGTCCGATATATTTACTCCTGTTTTCAGTGCATATACCGCACACGTGCTTTCGAGGTCTTTCCAACAGTCCTCTATCAGTATCTCCCACGATTTCGGTGTCCACTTTACCGACCTCGTGCCTATCTTCCAGCTCTGTGCCTTCGGGTTGCAGCCCTGACCTGCCACTCCCACAAGACCGCCCTCGCCGATAAATCCGATTTCCTTATCGAATACAATATTCGGATGTATCGTGTGTATCAGGCTTATCTCCGGAGCCTGCATTACCTCGTCATACAGCAGCTCGTTGATGTCGCGGATTTGCTCCGCCGTGAAGTTAAACTTCGAAAAATCCAATATCGTTGCCATTGTTACTTGCCTCCTTTCATTTTTTCAAGTTTCTCTTTTGCCTCGTTCTTCAGTTCGGCACTTGTCTTAGGTGCAGGCTTACCCTGAGGTTGTGTCTGTCTGTTTCTTACCGTGTACGTGCTGCCCACCTCGTTACGAAGGTCGGTTATCACGTTTTCCGCTTCTGTCAGAGCTCCCTCCAACGCTGCCACTCTCGCCCGCAGGTTCTCCAGCTCATCGTTGTTGCCTTCGCCCCCTTCGGCTTCCCTTATCTCTGCAATCACACCGTCCGTGATTACTACCACACGCCCGTCCGCCAGCTCAAACTCTCCGTCGGGGCTTGCTGCCATACCTACCTCCAATGTTTCATCTTCGGCTTCGGTACTGAACAGCACATTACCGTCGGCATCCGTGTGGTCGTAGTTTACCACCTTACCCGACAGTAAGTTTTTCAGCTTCTTCATAAAATTGTCAGCAGCCGAAATCACTTCTTTCTTTGTCTTTGCCATTTCTTTGAAATTTTTTGTTCTTAAATGTTTTTTCCTATTCGTCGTATAAACGTTTATCTTCGATATGAATCCATACTCTTTCAGCTGCTCTGCCGTCAGCTGTCGCTCGGCTTTCATCAGTTCTTCGAGCTTTTGTCTGTCCGTTCCCGTACGGTCGGCGTATATGTCGAGTATCGCCTCTTGCTCCGTCCGTATCTCGTCGGCGAGTGCCTGTGCGTCGTCTGCCGTCAGGTTGTCGCACGTACAAGCCCGCACCTCGTGTATCAATGCCCGGCAGTTTGGGTTTGCCGTGCGGTTCTCTTTCGGTGCGGCAAGCAGTAGACAAACTGCCATCGAGTGGCAGCCTCCCTCTATGTTCATATATATATTTTTGCCCGATGTACGCAGCACGTCGTATATTCGCAAGCCTTCCGATACCGACCCGCCGTCGCAGTTGATATTAAATCTGAAATCCTTTTCCGTCGGGTTCTCGTCGAGTGCCTTGTGTACGTTATCAGCCGAAAACGCCCAATCATCCCCAAACCACAACGACATCCACGGGTCTTCCCTATCTATCGGCTTGTAAATATCTATCTCTACCATAATCGCTTAATCTCTTTTGTGCAAAAGTAACCCCATATTTTTCTGCCTGTTTCTACTTTTTTATAGGAATTTTTTCGTACCTTTGTACTATCATTATAAACAATTAATTTCAAGAGTATTATGAGTAGAAAAGAGATTCAGACTATCATCCTCCTTTCCTTAGGTGCTGTTATAATATGGGCTCTTACAGCCTGCGAAAAGAAATACAAGGGAGACCCCTACGAATTAAGCGTTTGCGAGAACGAAATAAAGATGAGTATCAAGAATAGAGATTTCATCTGGTACGATGGCGACAGAGGTAATGCATTAAAGGGGGCGATTATATCCGATATTAAGGTTACCAATTATCAAGTCAGAAACATCTCTTTAGAAGAGATAGAAAAATTCTTCGAAGAGAGTATTAATATATTTGTTCCTGGACAAACAGACCGAATACTGCCATATATACGCAAAGAGTACAGCCCTGAAAACGTAAGTGTAGACGTCTCTTTTACGGTACAATATTACGGCAAACCTTCTAAACGGTTCGATTGGACGTGTTATTTCACGGCCAACCGAATAACCTTATTTTACTGTCAGCTCAAGGGTAAATATGAAAATGGTCAAACATATTAATTTCTAATTCTGTAATTAAAAGAGAGCCCCCATTTTACGAGAGGCTCTCTTTTTTTACACTCTTATCATCTCTACCTCGGCAAGCTGCCCGCATACGTAGTTCCTTACGCTGTTTATATAGAAATAATGCCCGAATTGTTGCAGATATACCGGTATCCGCTCCTGCATTACTTCCAAGTCTTGCGGCTCAAGCAGCATCTTCACCGTTACCTTTCGGTATTTGTTCAGCACATCAAATAGTGGTTCATAGTACCTCTTTATGTCGGATGCCTTAAAGTGATTTATCAAAGAATAGTTGTATTGTCCAGCACCGAAATTAAAAGGGAATACGCTTCCTAATTTACAAAGATGAGGCTTAGTTGCATTAATATCTACCTTCTTATATTCGTTATCGTTATCATCTTCTTTATTATTCTCTATAAGGTTTTTGATAAGAGGGATAAACGCTCCTCCAAACGTCCTTGCTCCATCTTTTCCTGCTTCGAAAGGCAATTTTATCAAAGTTTTTTCATATTGTAAAACGCTATCATTTATATCCATTTTACACATATCATTTACTTCTTCTTTTGTGTTGTCTTCAAAACGTATGTAATTGTGTTGTGCAAAATCTTGAGAATGGAACTCACACTCAAATTCACGCATATCTACTTTATTTGTCCAGTCTATTTGTCGGGCTTTATAGTCTAATACCTTTTGGAATGTATGGGCTTTTACTACCTTTTTTTTATTGTCTATATCTACATATAGACCAAAAGTATTTACAAACGCCTTGAATACACTCAATTGAGTGTCAAATCCGAGCGATGAAGAAATGCTTATAGGGAGATAATAGAAATGGTCGGTATATGGGTTTCTTTTAGTATTGATTAATATTTCATACGCCAAAGAACCAGGAGTATATATATTATCGGTTTCTATTCTAAACATATAAATATCTCCTTTCGTAACACTCAATTCTTGATTAAATGCTACTCCCAAACCAAGAGAATCCTTAAAAATAGTGTTACCATTTTTCGTGATTGTCAATCTCAATGACGTAACTATAATTGCGGCAATTTGTTTTACATTAATGTATATACTTGCCTTACCAGTTCTGGCAACCCTCCAAAATAAATCACGCTCTGCCCCACTATATACTATTAATTCTTCTGTCAGATTGCCTGTGATTTTCCAATATTCTGCGAGTCCTGTGCTGTGGTCTGATGTTTGGTTTTCTGCTTTAAGAATAAAATAGTCCGCATAATTTTCAGGTTGCTGCGGAGGAACAACAACTGGAAGCACAATATCTTTTACCTCATTACGAATATTGGTATCTAACGTGTAACCGTGACTGGCAAGTACCTTGTCCACTACCTTAATAAAACGAGCAAAAGGCAATGTATTTCCCATTTTAGCTTGACTGTAATATGGATATTGATGTTGAAAACACGCAATCCCCACCATACAGAAATCAGTAAAATTTTGCGGTAAAAAATATGAGTCTTCCGACTTGAATATTCCAAGGTCAATATCGCTCATTTTTGAGTTTTTCAGTTTCTCGAATAAATCTGCTATACCGCTTATCACCTGCACCGTTATGCAGTCGTTGCTCACCGATATTATCGTCATCAGTCCGTCTGTACCCACTATCTCGTATTCGTCGCAGTACAGGCGGCACGGCAGCAACCTATCGGCTACGTTTGCCGCCGATTCTATCCTGTCTATCATTCCCAACGCTATCACGTTGCCATCCGTCAGCGGCAGCTGTAGCTTGTGGCTGTAGTTGCTTCGGCGGTCTTTAATCTCGCCTATGTCGTTCTGCACATAGTTCATCGACGGCTTCTCATCGCCCAAGTCCAGTTCTCGCCATTGGTTGTCTATCTCTACCAAAAGTATGTAATCCATATCTGTCTTTTTTATTAAAATTGTAATTGTTTATCAGGTAAATTAAATGTTATCTCTATATCTTGGCAGCTCTTCGCCGTGTTGTACTCGAAGTCGTAATCTGCTACCGTTATTATCGTCCATCGTTTCGTCCTTTCGTTGTACCACTCCACAAGAGGCGAGAATATTATTTTCCGCAGCGGTTCGAAGTCTTCGTTATGCAACTGCTCCGCTCCCACTACTACCGACTCCGACACGTCGAAACGGTATAGCTCCTTCGTCGTCTGTACCTCTTTTATATCCGTTACGTACGGGTAAAACACCTTCTTGTTTTCCGTCTTATTCGTCAATACCTGCCGCCTGCCAAACATCCAGTAATCATATCCGCCCATCTGATTCACCCACCGTACGTAGAAAGGATTCGTCGGCGTACAGCTCATATTGTCTATCGGCAGATACGCCCCGATTTTTCCGTTCATAAGTCGTCTTTCTCCCAACTGGATAGCCTCATAGTCCTTATTGTTCAGCACCACCACGAAGTGATTACTCAAATCCGTCACACTTCCGTCGAACAGCATATCGATGCCCTTTGCGTTCTTCAGCGTTACCACTGTCCAATTCGGATTTATTCCCCAGTCCGCTTTTATTATTCCTATACAGCCCACCGTCAGCTCATAGCCTTTGTACCGACGCAAACGTTTAAATTCTGTCCGAAACGTACGTCTCTGCTCGTTTAAGTCAGGGTCTTCTCCCACTTGTGCCACTGCATTCACCATCACGCCTCGCTTTGCAGGTTTCATTATATTCGTTGCCAGTACCCACTTCACTTGGAAAAGTCGAGGCGAAAATACTCCCGTCATATTCTCATCGAAAAACAAGTTCGACTGCCTCATATCCCTCTTAAAATAACGCCTCACATAGCTACCTATGTCGAACCTCCGTATCTTCTTATCCCCGAATGCTTCTACATCTATCTCTGCCGCTTTCTTTCCCTCTATCATCAGATAGGCAGGCGAGAGGTTACCCGACGCATCTTCTATCTCCAATATCGCAGGACTAAATGCCGCATATAAATCCGTTACCATATCTCTTTTGTTTTTTGTATTAAATTGTATTTGTTATCTCGTTCGTATATACTCCCGCCAGTTTGTCTGCCAGTCTTTCGGTCATCTCCTCTATCGGTGTCGTGAATATGTCTACCGTCTGCCCGCTCCTGTATAGTTTTGTTCCCTCTCGCCGTATCTTTTGCGTTACGAACCAAGCCCACCGTCGTGCGTCCGTATTATTAGCAAAGTATATTCCTTTCGCCTCTGCCCATCGTAGCAGTATGTCCTTGAAGTCGTACGGCACTTTGCCACCTCGCCGTCCTCGCTCCAATACTCCCGCGTATGAGTTACCGAGTAGTTGTCCGTTGCTATCGCTTACCTTTACCTCGAATGCCGCACGTGTCCTTCCGCTCGCTACCTGTCCCGCCTCTTCGTGTCGTCTTATTATATCGGATTTCAGCTGTTCCAGTTCCTTGCTCAGAATATCGCTTATCTGCTGCACCATATCACTTGAATTTGTATTTGCGTTCTATTACTTTATTCAGTCTACGCTGATACTTGTAGTCCTCCAAGTCGGTATATAGTATCGAAAACACCTTGCCGTACTCCCATTGCAATACGTCGTCGGGGTCTTGTCCGAATGTCTTCGCTATCGCTTTCACCGTGCCGAATATGCCGATGTTCTTACTGTACTCCTCTATGCCTGCCGCTCTCTCGTCTGCCGTCGGTTCGCTGTGTAGCATTCGAGCCTCTGCCTCGCACCAATACTGCAAGCCCTCGACTATCGCCCTGAACTTACCCACGTATTGCCCGTATTGGTTTGGTTTTATCTTCTTCCCATATATACACTTGATAGCTCGCTCGAATTTCTCTACTTCCGACATATCGCCGTTGCCGAATATCTCACCCAGCTCTATACGCTGTGCGAACGTCAATTTACCTCCTTTTATATCTATCATAATACTACACACGATTAAAATCAACATACGGGCATCGCTGCCATAAACTCCAACATTACCGATACTTCGTTACCGTCGAAGCGAGGTAGCGGATAATATATACCCCATTCCGACACATCTTCGTAGCCCGCTTTTTTGTATCCGTCGATGAACGGATAAACTATATCCTCCAGTATCTCCTCCCGCAGTTCTTCACGTTGCCTTGCATCGTTGTGAAGTTCGCAAAACTTGCAGAAGTAAATCTGCAATTTCATCTCTTTGCTCTTGCCTCCGTAACGTCCCTCCGTTATTCGTCCCTGCCTGAACTCTTCGACATATACGAAGCTATCGCCTCGCTTGTAGTCGTCTGCCTTTACGTTCATCATCGAGCTCTCTTCGTATTCGAATTTATAACCGGTGTTGAGGCTTCCGATTATCTGTTCTATTATCTGTAATTGTGTCATATTAGTATGCTGCACCTTTATATATTTCGTAATTTTTTTCCGATTTTTTGTAATCTTCTATCGACGTGTACACCTTCAAATCCTGCAATACGGCAGACATCTCTTTTGCCGTAATAGGTTGCGTCTCCTGCCTTGCCGCACGTGTAGCAAAACCTCCGTCCGAGTACCTGCTCGGCACGAACGGCACACCGCCACCCGCTTCGTTGATAGCACTAAGCAACGGGGCAAACATCGCCGCACTCCGTTTGTTGATGATAGCCTCGCCGCCTTCCGCCTCGATAGGCACACCTCCCATAGCGTGCGACTTGCCCTTGATGAGCATACCCCGTCGTGCCTTTGGTAGTGGTTGAGCTATTGCCGTAGCCAACTGCACCGCTCCGAGTGCTGCCGTTGCAACGGTAAGCGGTATAGCTGCAGGGAAACCGGGACTTGCCCATAGCTTCATTATCGCCATCGCCGTATTCAGTGTTATCTGAAATATTGCCATAGCTTTCTCCCTTGCCGCTTGCTGTCGTGCTATCTGTTTTTTCTTGTTGTCGAGGTCTTTGTCCATCGCGGCTATTTGGCTATCGTACTCCGCCTGCGATATGATACCGCTATTCAATCTGCTTTCGAGGGCTGCCTTTTTTGCCTCGTTGTCTTCTTCTGCCTGCTGCACCTCTGCCTCGCCCAGTGCTCTGTTCAGCTCGTTGATAGCGTTGAGTCCCTCCATCATCTTGCTTGCATACTCTTCCGCTTGCGATATGCGTTGCAGGTGGTACTCCCTATCCAGCTCGGCAAGCTTTGCCATCAGCTCCGTTTGTTTGTCGGCGTTGTCTTTGTATAGCTCCAGCTCCTTTTCTATCGCTGCCTTTTTCAGGTTGTATTTTGCCTCCTCGTTGCCTGCCGCTTTTATCAGCTCGGCATTTAGGGTGATGTTGTTCAATTTTGCTTGTTCCGCTCTTAGCTTTGCCTCGTCTTCGGCGGTCGATAGATTTGCCTCTTTTTTCAATCGTATCTGCTCCGTTAGCTGCTCTATTGTTACCTTTGTCTTTTCTCGTTCGTTGTCGGTATATTGCAGTAGGTCTGCAGCGTATTGCTCCGACATCATTTTTTCAATGTTCTGTCGCCGCAGTTCCGCTATCTCTTTCGCCTCTTTCTCTTCGAGCTCTTTTTCTATTATCGCCTTATTGAGCATAAAGGTCTTATATTCGCCGAGGCGTTTGGCAAAATCTTCGTCCGTCTCGCCGATGAGTTGTACGGGCTCTGCCATATCTTGCAGCTCCTTGCGTGCTTTCGCATATCGCTCTTTCGTAGCTCGCACCTGCTCCTCTACGTTTTGCCCCACAAGCGAGGCTATCTGTCGGCGTTGCTCAGCAAAGTGTGCTTGCAGGTTTGCCAGTCGGTTGTTGTCGAAAGTTTTTTGTTGTGCCTCGAGTATCTTGTTTTGGTTGTCGTATTCTGCTCGTGTTATCTGCCCGAACCGCAATTGCATTGCGAGCTTCTTACGCTCATATTCCTGTGCCTGTTCGAACATTTTCGCCTGCCACTTCTGCTCCGTGTCGAAGTCTTTAGCTCTGCCTGCCTCTATTACCTTATTTTGCTCCTCTTGTAGTTTGCGTTGGTTGTCGAGTGCTTTCAGGGCGTTTTCTCGGTATTTTTTTATGTCTTCGGCTCGTCGGGCTGCTGCCTCTTCCGTACTTTTCAGACTGAGGTCTATCTGCTTCTGTCGCTCATCGTTGATAGAGCGTGCCAAGTCGTTATGTGCTTTTATAAGCTCTTTTAGCTTCTTTGCTTGTTCGGCATACTCCTTACTGCCCGCTTTCAGACTTCCCAGATATGCCCGCTGTGCCTTGATGTTTGCCATCGAAGCGGTATATTCCTTGTATTGTGCCAGCTCTCTGTCTTTGCTCGCCTTTATTGCTATGTCTCGTATCTCTTGCTCGCCTTTCGCTTTTACCCGTGCTATCTGCTCCGCCGTTGCTCCGTTTGCCTGCATCGCTGCTATCTCGGCTCGTAGCCTGTTCTGCCTGTCGTTGCTTGCGTTCTTCTCTGCATTATTCAGCTTGTCTATTGCTATAGCCGTTCGCTCTGTCTGCTGCTCGTATGCCACTTGTGTCTTGTTGGCAAGCTCCTGCTCGGTGTTTACTTTCCCCAGCCACTTCACCAACAATATAACGCTCGCTATTAATGCTGCCACACCCGTAGCAATCAAAAACACCGGGTTTGCGTTCATCGCTGCGTTTAGCAACCATTGAGCCGCTGCCCATAGCTTTGTCATCACAATGCTAGTGGCAGTCGCTTTGTTATCTGCCGCTTTTGCCGCCAAGTTTTTCAGACTATCTTTGTACCGTATCTTGTCCAACGCAGAGGCTGCCCACTGATATATATTGCTCTGCTTTTGTATGGCGTTCTGTATTTGTACAGAGGCAGATATGGCAACAGAGGCTATCTGCAACCTTTTCATCGTCTCTGCCAAATCTTTATTTGCTTCGCCCGACATTGAAATTATCGCCTGATACGCTCCGAAAGTACTTGTAACAGCACTTATCGTTTGGTTCATTGTGTTCAACTTCTGCGTATCGTTAGCCATATTACTCGTCTCTTCCGTTACATCGCCCATTGCGTCTTTCAGTTGTGCCAACTGCTCAGCCATAGACTTATACTCCGCGGTACCGTCTTTTCCCACAAGTTTCATATTGACGAGCTCCTCTGTAAGCTCCTTTACTTGCGTCCGTAGCCCTTTGGTCGCTACCTCGTAGTTACCTACCTGTCGGTGAAAGTCCCCAAGTGCTTGCTCCGCCTCCGATAGTTTCGTCGACGTCTCGCCGATAGACTTCTGCAACTCACGCCCACGTGCCGTGTTACGTTCCGCCTCCGACATCTTTTCGTATTGAGCTTTCATCAGCGATAGCTCCGATTTTAGCTGCTTCAGGCTACCCACCTGTTCGTTCTGCTTCTTTATCTCGCTCTGTATTGTCTTCTGTCGCTCGTTTGCTGCCGCATTGATAGCCTTTATCTGCTGCCCCAGTGCCTCGTACTGCGTCCGTCCCTCTTCGGTCGATACGTCAAGCTCCTTCTGTGCTTTTCGTAGCTCGTCGGCTTTTATGCGTAGCTCGGCAAGTTCTTTCAGTGCTGCAGTCGCCTTTATGTCTACATCGATTAATACCTTCTTTTCGTCGCTCATTTTTTTCTGTATATTTTTTCGTTAAATATTTGGTGGTTTCTATTTTTGTTTATATCTTTGCAGTGTAATTAATCATTTAAATCACACATATAGCTATGACAGAATTTATTGTTCTCTTTGCAAAATGTTTTTTCATTACGA